ACAGCCCTAGCCGTGATGCGGCTGTGATCTACCTGCACTCGGACGAGAACCCATTCGGTGGCTATGAGCGAATTGCAAAGGACCTAGCTGGTCGCCCTGATGATGAGATCAAGGTTCGTGCCTACGGGTTACCTGTTAAGTCCGCTAATGCTTTATTACCATTCTTCAATACTGAGGTAAACGTACTATCAGAGGAACCCAATAAGTACGAGATGACGTTCCCCGACATTTCGAATAAGTCGGAGTTCACCTGCTACCAGGTAGTTGACCCCGCTGGTGCCAGGAACTACACCTGCATCTGGGCTGGTGTAAACGAACACGGTGAAGTATATATTCGCAAGGAGTGGCCTGACCGGGATACGTACGGCGAGTGGGCTATGTTCGGGGATCCTAAGTGGAAGTATGGACCAGCAGCCAAGAAGATCGGGTTAAATGTCGAGGGGTACTGTGAGTTATTCAAGGAGATTGAGGATGACCTACAGATAGAAGTAACCGAGAGAATCGGGGACTCCCGTTTCTTTGCTAGGGAAAATGAGAACAATGATGACCTATTTACTTCGTTCTATGATTACGGCCTAAGCTTTATACCATCGGACGGCAAGATGGAGGAACAGGGGATTACTGCCCTTGATGATTGGTTTAACTATAACCCCAACGTAGGGGTAGACGAAGCCAATCGCCCTCTATGCTATATTCACAAGGACTGCGGTAACCTTATCGACAGCCTTATTAACTACAACTCAGCGGGGAAAAGTGACGAGCCACTGAAGGATTTCTTTGACGTTATTCGATATTTGAGAATGTCGAACGGCGGAGAAGGGCCTGATTTCTTTTCATCCAATGAAATGCAAACTACCAACAGAGGTAAAGGAGGATACTAATGCCTAAGAAGAAACTAATACAAATCGCAAAAGAACAAGAGGTTGAGTTCGAGGAAGCTATGCGCATTGCGCTTGAGAAGCTACCAGAGGGTTCACTAACTGGTCGAGGTAAGAACACTTGGGTAACCGAGGAAGGTACTGAGATACTTGAGGGTTCCTTTATGATCGATGAAATCATACCTAAGCACTTCAAGGGCAAGGTCCTCAAGGAATGCCCGAACCCACGGTACAACTACGTGTACAGCAAGGAGATTAGTAAACGTGTACCAGTATTGGTCCCAAGCCGATACAAGGGTCGTATGATCGGCAAGGTCATTACCTTCGAGGCAATTGAGGACAAGGGAGGTGTCAGCTACCGCTATGCAAAATGAATACATTGTGAGTGAACCCACTGAAGATATTACTACTGACCGTAACTGGTGCAGGGAGCAGTCCGACAGATTAGCAAGCTGGGAGATACTTCGTAGGCACGTATTACACGAATCCGGAGTACAGATGACTAATGCTGACCTATGTGATACAATAGGCGTATCATCGACTTATACGATTCGACTATTAAAATCCATACAAAAACGCCTACACTCGCAAGATGCTGAATGATTCAATTTCTGACTCCTTGACATACGTCCAGGATGAACCCGACATTAAGACCCTACGTTACGCTTACGACCAGACGGTAACGGAACTGGAGTCCTACTTTGACCTCTGCCGTACTAGCTACGATGACCGCCGTAACTGGTGGCCCGGCAAGAGCCGCGATCACCGCAAGCACGGTGCTGATGCATTCCCTTGGGAGGGATCATCCGATATGGAGTGCCACGTCATTGACGAGCGCATTACTCGACTAGTATCTTTGTTTATGGCATCGCTGAATCGGGCTAATGTACGAGCATTCCCCGTTGAGAGTGGTGATATTGGACGCAGCCGAGTAGTATCTGGTTTCCTTAAATGGATGGTCAGTTCGGGCTATATTCCACGATTTTACCGAGAGATGGAACTCGGTGCTAACTATTTGCTTGAGCGAGGCATACTGATCACGTATGTCGGATGGCAACGTGAGGATCGACGGTTCCTACAGGAACTTGACCTTAATCAGATTGCACAAGTCAGCCCGGAGGTAGCAGTCGCTATCCAGGACGGGAACGATGACGAAGAACTCATCGCCTTGCTACAAGCTACTTTTGAAGGAACAACCAAGAAGCGAGCCAAGAAAGCAATCAAGGAACTACGTAAGGATGGCGTAGCTGAGTTGCCAATCGTACGCCGACAGGTCAATGCACCCGATGTCAAGACACTAGCCCCCGATGGGGACTTCTTCTTCCCTCCGTACGTAACTGACCCACAGCGTTCACCTTACTGCTTCTGGCGTACTTACTACACCCCACAAGAACTAGAGAACAAGGTAATCACAGATGGATGGGATCAGGACTTTGTTGACCACGTCATTGATAAATATCGCGGCGTTAATATTGACTCAATTGAGCGCGAGCAGGAAGGCGGTCGTAGTATCAGCCTTACTGACAATGCGTACGAAGCGCAGGAACTCATTGAGATCTGCTACGGATACCAGCGTCTAGTTGACGAAGAGGACAGCGCAGAAGGTATTTACTGCACAGTATTCCACCGTGAGTTCGATGGTGACGATGTGACACAGGGATACGCTAAGTTTGAATTACTCAATGGATACGAGGACTACCCAGTTGTAGTAACCAAGCTATCCGAGGACAGCAAGCGACTATATGATACTTTGACAGTGCCATCATTGCTGCGTGGCTTACAGAACCAAGTAAAGGTTGAGCGGGACTCCAGAGTTGACCGCAACAGCCTAGCTACCCTGCCTCCCATCCTGCATCCAGTTGGTCAAGCACCTACTGATTGGGGTCCAGGTCGTATGATTCCTTATCGCCGTAAGGGTGATTTGGACTTTGCTCCTACACCTCCACCACCTACTGGCTCGATTGAAATGGAATCCACACTGCTGGATCTAGCTGATCGCCTAGTTGGACTGGATGAAGAGGGCAGCATTAGCCAAATCCGCAAGCAGTTCCTAGTTGATAAGTTCCTTAGCCACACGGCAGAGGTTCTGCGTATGGCATTCAAGTGCTTCCAACGCTTTGGACCCGACGAGATCTTCTTCCGTGTAACCGGTATCCCTGATCCTCAGACATTTGACAAGGGGAACGCTGATGAGAACTTTGACATTATGATTAACTTCGATGTGCAGAACACTGACCCACAGACAGTGGAAGCAAAGACACAGCAGTTCGTAGCACTGAACCAGCTTAACTCTAACAATCGCCTGAACGTAGATGCCCTCCTGGATGTTATTGCCACAAGCATCGATCCAGTTATGGCTGACGCAGTTCTTCAGCCAGTTGAGACAGCACAGCAGGAAGTAGTAAAGCAGGTCACAGATGATCTATCCAAGATCTTCGCAGGCATCGAGATGCCAGCACGTCCAGCAGGTGCTCAGATTGCATTGCAGGTTATCCAGCAGTACACTCAGCAGCCCGATGTTGCACAACGTGCTCAGACGGACGAAGCCTTTGCAGCTCGATTGCAGAAGTACGCAGGTCAGTACACCTTCCAAATGCAGCAAGCACAAAATGCTCAGATTGGTCGCGTAGGTACAGCACCTGCACAAATGGGAGATATCGATACACAGAACCTATAATGACACCTAGAGAGTACGCAATCAGTCGAGTCAAGGACAAGCGAGCAAAGGAATACTTTGCTATGATGGTCGAGAATGAAGGCTACAAGCCAAAGGTCTACAAGGACAGCAAGGGCAAGCGAACCATCGGGATAGGCTTCAACCTAGAGGAACCGATGAATCGAAAGATCCTTAAGGAAGAAGGTATGGATATCAATGAGATCTTTAAAGGCAAGGAACTCAGTGACTCCGAGATCAAGAGACTATACAACCGTAGCTTGACTCAAGCATTCAATGATGCCGTGAAGTTCGATCCTAAGTTTGCAAGTCGCCCTGAACCAGCCAAGAAAGCCATTGTAGATATGTCATTCAACCTTGGTCTTACTAAGCTCAAGAAGTTCAAAAAGATGAGTAAAGGACTACAAGCCAATGACTACAACAAGGCGGCAGATGAAATGGTTGACAGTGAATGGTACAAGGATGTGAAGAATCGCGGTCCACGTACAGTTAGTTTAATGCGCTCACTAGCACAATAGTATGAATATCCAAGAAGATCTACAAGCCCTGCACAATCACGAAACCTTTGCTCGGTTCATTAAGACTATTCACGACCTACGTGAGGAGACCATCAGCGAAATGCACGAAGCATCCAGTGACACTATCCAGCAGGTATCCGGTCGCATCATTACGTATGACCAAATCCTCCAGTTTGTGAACTGGGAAGCCCTCAAGAAACGTCATTCAGATCAGTTGT